GTCGGCTTCGTGGTCCTACTACGAAGTCGATTCTCCACCATGTTTTGGTTGGCTGTGCGCTGCAAGGCGCTCAGACACCCTCAACATTGTCATAATGTGGAACCACGGAATCTTACCCGATTGATGTACTTTATGGAGGCTACGCCCCTGTAGGTAACCTACAAGAGATTGACTTAGGAAGTCAATCACTCTTGTGGGTAGCCACAGGGAGCACTCCTTAAAGAAGAACCGAGTGTTCAGATTCTGTGATAGTGTGTCCGAGTCGTTAACTCTTAGCGGTCCATATGAGAAGCCCCTTTGGTGACTAAGGACGATCTTTTGACAGATCTCCTTAAGCATCTTACCAGCATCCCTTAAGTGACGTGAACGTCCTTGAGGTGCTGCTAGTTTTAGGGCCCATGTTGAACCTAAGAGTCTACTTGACAATACCTCAACACAATCCTTTGTGTTGAGGTAACCCTCCTCCTCTAATCTTCGCTTGAGAGAAATGAGACCCCTAAAGTCACCGTAAGCAACTTTAGGGATTCCAAACTCTTCGCATAGATCCTTCATGGTAAGAAAGTGGTCTTTAACCTTATTGAGGGTGACTTCGATGATTTCTAAAATCTCGAAGTACTTCCCATCAGATAAGGTACAATTCCAAATCGAACCTAAGCGGGCTTTATAGGTAACAAACTCTAAAGAGAGATCATCTCTTAAGAGTACCTTTAAAGCCTTCTTATGAAGGGGAGGTACTGACTGAATTCCGGTGGGGGATTCAAACCCCCACCCGCCGAACTGTCGAGGTATGTGTACCGATATGCCCAAGAGATTCAACTCTTTGACAATCTGATAGTTCCTTAGAAGAGCCCACGTAAGGATACCCTTGCGCATGCCCTCTAAGGGACCGTTTAAGTACTGGACGGCCTTTGAGACCGTCTCACCTCGATAGAATCGCGGATTTTCGAACTTTCCATCTGGAAGATTGTTCTCATGCTCTATGAGCATCCTTAGTTTAGGAACCTCAATATAATTGAGGTTCTTATCGTAGGGAATCTCTGTGAAGAAAGCAATCGTAGGGGACTCAAAATGAGAACCCTTCGATATACTCCCTCCACAGAGACCCATACAGGACTCATAGAGACGGAACAACTTCGCGTCATGGAACATTGTGAGATTGTCGTCTCCGCAGAAAACTGCAGGAACGTCAAGATCCTCTACTTGCGAAGGTAGAGGAAGCCCCCCATGGAGAGAACCCTGCGAATAGTACATAGTCTGAGCCATAGCGAGTGCAAACTCGTTAATGATCTCAAGAAATGCCCAATTCGC